ATGTAAGCTAAGAGTTAGAATGAGTTTAAAGAGTTGTTTAACTCCTGTTTCTGCAAACACTCGCGCTATCATTTCTATTTTACCTTGTGCTGCAGACATTTGTGCTGCAACTGCCGTAGCTGTCGTGCTTTGCAAGGAATCCGCATCTAATCCCATAGACGCTTTTGATAATCCTGTCCTTTGTTCTTTTAGGTCGTCAAGATATTGCAATAAGCTAAATGCGTTTTGACCGATAAGTTGTGGTTGAAGGGGTTGCAGGGCGTTTGGTTGCCTAACTCTCACAACCCCACCTGCACGAGTATTCAGCAAGTCGTCCATATTAACTTGCCCTTCGACTGCCGCTACACGCACATTGTTTGTGAGATAAATATTATCTAATAACTGCCTTAAAACAGTTGATTTAATCATTTGTATATCCATGACAAGTTCGGCAAGACTACGCCCAACTAATCTATGAGGCATTAATATTGGTGATATACACGCAAAAGGAATATGGTCAAATGTATCGTTTTCAACAATTTCAAAACCAGAACCTAAAGTAACAACTCTGCGTAATTCCGCTATTCCATCACCATCATAATCAGCCTTTATATAGGCTTCTGTGACTAAAACATCACGCATTGACACATCAGAACTATCAGTATCTGTTCCAGTTTCGACATCTTCAAAGCGATTAGCCACTTCATCATTAGAGTCTAATTCAGTATGACCTGCGTGTCGTTCAACTAATTCTCTATCGTAACCCATTTGTATAAGGTCACTCACTTTCATTGTAGTTCTGTGGGCTACAAAATCCGCTTCATCTATTGATGATGCTCTTTTGGAAACCAAAAATTCTTCTGGCGGTATGTTGTCAACCTTAATCATGCCATCATACATAGTGCGTCTTATTTTCACATC